CCGGAGCGCGAGCTCGATCCGCAGCCGGTAGCGGTCGCTGGCCTCGAATCGGGCCAGGCCCTTCTCGAAGAAGCGCTGCGGCCGGATCGGGCGCCGGATGACGCCTTCCTGCTTGGCGCGCGAGCGGAAACGGCCGTACTCGTCCTGGACCCGCCCGTTGATCTTCCCGCCCCTGACCTGCGCGCGGATCTCCCGGATGCCGGCCATGTGCGGGTCGGGGAAGCCGTAGCCCTTGCTCTTGTTCCGGATGAAGCGCACGGTGCGCCCGACGAAGCGGGTCGTGCCGTCGTTCTGGATCGCCCAGTACGGAGCCGCCTCGTTGAGGTAGGACGGCACGCCCACGCCGAAGCCGAACTTGTCCGAGCGGCGGTTCTTGGGGTCCCTGATGGCCTTCTGCAGCCTGCCGGTGGCCGCCTCGCGCCGGGACTCGAGCCGGGTGAAGTCGATCGTGGACGCGATCTCCTCCGCGAGGTCGGCTGCGAGGTCGGCGTGCACCTGCGTCATGGAGTTCTGGAACTTGGTGAAGCGGCCGTTCGCGTCCCTGAGCTGACGGCTGGACTTCACGCCGACCCGGACCTCGAGCCGGCCCTGGGTGCGCAGGTCACCCGCCATCGTGCTCACCTCTGGCCAGCTCGGTCCGCATCGTGGTCCGAACCTCGGACCGGATCGCCCGCAGGATCTCCGTCGGGTCGTTGCGGGTGCCGTCGTCCACACTGGCCTTCATGCAGTCCAGCGCGACGTCATGGTAGGCGCCGACGTACTCGAGCACCTTCTGGCGGTACGCCGAGCGGGCGGCCGGCGGCACGTGCGGGAACAGGTGGCGCTCGGCCTCGCTCATGATGCTGCCCACGAGCCGCTGACGCCGCTCGGTGAGCAGGCGCACCACGAACTCGTTGCCCTCGGCCATCACTCGTTCCCCGTGAAGTAGACCTCGACGTCGGCGATGATCACGTTCCACGTGCGCCGCATGTCGTCGGCCTCCGGGCGCGAGCGCGAGACGTTGACGAACTCGATCTCGTAGCCGACAACGGCCGTTCTCGGGGTGGCCGAGTAGTCGTAGACGGGCTCGAAGCGCGAGGTGTCGGGCTTCAGTCCGGTGAGCCGATCCATGATGTCGGACGAGATCGACAGGCTGACCCCGTCGCTCTCGCCGATGATGTCGATCACCATCGCGTGCGAGACCATGACCAGGCCGCCGCCGAGCTCCTGCGGCTCAGGCTCGGGCTCACTGGCGAACCACGGCGCGACGATGCTCTGCTCGGTGGTGATCGCGACGAGCTCGCTCTCCTTCATCCGCCCGGGCTGCCACAGGATCTCGTTGCCGCCGAAGGGCGCACCCCCGTCGGCGACGTCGAGCCACAGGTCCTCCACCAGGCCCGCGCGGATGCGGTCGAGCACGGTCTGGTGCACGTGCCGGGTTGCGTGCCGAAGGTAGGTCACCGCTCGTCCTCCGCCTTGCACTCGACCTGCCACAGGGGCACGACATCCAGGCCCAGCGGGGGCCGGGTGTTGGTGTAGAAGTAGCGGTTCGCGCCGATGACGACCCAGTCGAAGCCGCGCACCTGCTCGTAGTCCTCGCCCAGGAACGTCAGCACGATCCGGCTGGGCTGGATGACGCCGAACTCGACGACCTTGCCCTGGCCATCGACGTACTCCACCGCGCACGGCACGCGCTTGGCCGCCGGGGTGGTCTTGGTCGGCGTCGCATCCACGTCGAACGGGACGCCGTCGGCGTCGGCCGGCGCAGCGTTGGTGATCACCGGGGCGAAGTGGAAGGTCGGCTGGTTCGCCGTGTCCGGCGGGAAGCCGATGGACATGGCTGTATGGATGCCGTCGATGAAGGCATCTGCGTCGAAGTTGGGGTCGGTGGCCGCCACGGCTCAGACCCCTCAGAACCAGGCCGTCTGAGTGGGGAACTCGTAGCCGTAGAAGCAGCCGTACGCGATCCCCCGCGAGGGGTAGGAGTCGATGATGTAGGTGCTCGCGGCGCGGCTGCTCGAGAGCGCGTTCTGGATGAAGGACTTCCGGCGCTCCTCGATGCTCTTGAGCTCCTCGACGAGGGCGCTGATGGCCAGCGTGGTCTCGGCCTCGGTCGGGCCGGCGACGTAGCGAGTGGAGCGCAGCTCGCGGATGCGCGCCTTGATCGTGCGCGCCCCGGCGTAGAAGATCACCAGCGCTGCGCCCGCCGTGGACAGGTCGGGGGTGATCAGGCCGGTGACCGGGTCGTACTCCATCGTCTGGAAGAAGCCGTCGAGCTGGCACTGCCCGAAGGCGTCGCCGATCGCGCCGGAGATGTCGTCGGCGCTCGTGTTGGGGAACAGCCGGGCGAACTCGCCGGGCACGGCCACCTCGCGCTTGAAGGCGTCCTGGAGATCCGCCACGTCCGTCATGCTCTAGTTCTCGGCGTGCCGGACGCAGCAACGGACGCCCTCCCGGGGAATCGGAGGGCGTCCGTCGGTGGCCTAGATGTCCTGCTCGCCGCGCTGCTCGGCCTCGATGATCTCCGCCGTGCTCGGCATGACAGCCTCGATCTTGTACTTCTCGTCGATCTCGGACTGGATGAACTCGAGCTGGCTGACGCGGGCGTCGTGCCCGAGGGCGTACGCCTTCAGGGAGCGCACGCCGCGCTCGTTCATGGCGAGGACGGCCTGCTCGAACTCGCCCTGGTCGAAGGTCAGCACGTGGGCCAGGACAGCCTCGGTGTAGTGGCCGTTGGCGAGGTCCTGCTCGACGTCGGCCTGGTCCTTGGTGAGGTTGTCGATGCGGCGCAGGGTGCCGTTGGAGAAGACGTCGGATGCCTCGTGGAGGATGCGGTCCTGGGTGTACTCGCGGTCCTCGACCTTGATCCGCAGGCGGGCTCCCTTGTTGGGGCCGACCTTGACCTGTCGCTCCTCGCCGCGCCGGTTGGCCACCGTGACCCACACCGCTCCGGGGATCGTCGTCTCCCAGACCTCGATGCCGTTCGGGGTACGGATGGCCTTCTCGCTCTCGGTCGTCGTCATGAACCACACCTTCCAGTCTCACCGGCCGATCTGACCGGGCACGGCGAGCCTAGCGCGGTCTTGATCAGAGCGACAGGACTCGCAGGTCCACGGTGCCCGAGGCGGTCATGGCGTAGAGCCGACCGGCGCGCTCGAGCATGACGACGCCGTTGGTGGACGCCAGGGCCAGGCCCAGGACGCTCGGGTCGGTCGCGTCCGGCCCGACGTAGACCGTGCCGGCGCCGATGACCTGCAGGGCCACTCCGCCGCCGTTGCTGATCTGCACAGGGGTGGTGCTGATGTTGTTCGCCATGGTGTGTCTATCGGCGTTGGAGGTACGCGATCGCAGCAGCCAGGATCGTGACGTCATCCTGCGCGTGACCGAGTAGCCGGTTGCAGTGGCCGCAGAGGAAGCCCCGGAAACGTTCGGTGTGATGGTCGTGATCAAACTGGAGCGGGAAGCGATCCAGGGCGCCGCAGATCTCACAGGCACCCATCCGGCGCTCTTCGTACTCTTCGATGGTAATCCCAGCCTTGGCCGCGTTGATCTTCGCGGTCGACCGCGCCCTGACCTCGGCAAGGTAGACCTTGTCCTTCGGGGGTTGGTTCGTCCGAGCGTTGCGCCGCTTCATGTAGCAGCTCTTCGAGCACGTCTCCTGGCGAGGGTGCATCGACGTCCACTGGAACGGCTCGAGACACTGGACGCAGAGCCGCTGCTCGGTCACGGGCGCCTCGCGCGCCTTCCTACGTATCGCGGCGATCTGCTCTCGCCAGTGCTCCGGGCACCGAGCCTTCTTGTCGCCTCCACGAGTGAGGTGTCGAGGCTGTTCGCATCCGGGAACACAGCAGGGACCCTCCATCGCTGGAAGGTCCCTGCTGGCGCTTGGTGAGGTCGAGGAATCAGTCATGCGACCTATCCTACACCACCTCAAGCAATCTTGATCCTGCGGATCTGCTCCGGGTGGTGGACGATGCCACCGATGCTGCCGCGCACGCGGTAGTGGCGGTAGTCGGCCGTGTTCTCGGTCCAGGTCTTGCTCTTCAGCGCGCCGTAGCGCACGAAGAGACCGGCCTGGCCGCCGAGGACCCACACCTCGTTGTCGGGGACGTAGGAGTCCCCGTTCTCGTCGGTGTAGTTGACGACCTTCTGGAGGTTGGCGCCACGGTACGTGCCGAGGCGACCGCGCAGGCGGATCTCCTCCTTGGCCTCGTCCGCGAAGCCTGGGAAGTCGTTCACCTGGTTGATGCCGGCCGCGCGGCCCAGGACGGTGATCGGCACGGGGCCGGCACCGTTGGGCTTGATGGCGTCCTCGACGTCCACGAGGGCGTCGTTGAGCACGGTGGGCGTGAGCCCGGTGCCCGAGGCGTCCACGTAGTACGGCGAGGCGATGGTCACGGCCTCCTGCGCCAGCGTGAGCTGACGACGGACGACCTCGGCCTCCATGCGCTGCAGGCCCAGGGCGACGACCGACTCGATCGTGTCGGCGTAGTTCGCCTCCAGGTTGTCCTCGAACTCCGAGACGTGGAAACCGAGCGTGTCGCGCGGAACCTCGAAGTTCATGGTCTTGAGCGTGCTCTCCTCGATGTACCCACCGCGAGCGGTGTAGAACACCTGGAGGCCCCGGCGCTCGCGCACGAAGACGTGCTCGTACTCGCCGGCCACCCGCTGCGGGATGTAGGACGAGAAGAGCGGGTCGTTCGTGAAGCCGTAGTCGATGACCGAAGCCAGCGTCGCGGCCTGCTCGCGGTGCCACTCCTCGGACTTGAAGTTCTCCTTCGCGTCCGAGTTGAGCGCAGCCTTCGCCCGCTCGTAGTCCTCGAGCTCGGTCCCCTGGAGAGGGGCTCCGAGCCGCTGGATCTTGGCCCCGCCGGCGACGATCTCGCTGATGACGTTGCGTGCCATGGTCTGGTTCACCCCTTCCTAGTAGAGGAGCACGGCCTCGGCGTAACCCGAGGCCCCGCTTCCGGACACCGCCGTGACCACCGCGTGCTGCTGGGCAGCCGTGGCGTTCTCGACGTACTTGGAGCCGTCCCAGCCGAGGTACTCGCCGAGGGCGAGGCTCGTGACGGTGACGATGGTGCGGGCCGCGATGGTGCGGTCCGGGTTCACGATCGAGGCGTTGTTGCGCAGCCAGATCTTGATGCCCGAGCCGGAGACCATCTGCGCGAGGCGGCTGTTGCGGACGATCGACTTGGCGTACGAGTCGACGATCCCGGACTCCCCGTAGATCGAGAAGTCCCAGCCCTCCTCCTGGATGAGGATGCCCGACATGCCGACGATCGCCGGCTCGTTGTTGGCACCGATGCGCAGGAAGCCCGGCGCTGCGGTGTCACGGGCAACGATGTCGCCCTGGTTGAAGGTGCCCGAGGCCGGGACCTTGAGACGACCCTCGCGGAGCGCGATGGTCTCGTCGAGTCGGCGGAAGCCGAAGTTGACGCCGTAGTCGGTCATGTCACGCTCCCTTCGACATGCCGGGGAAGAGGGCGCGGAGGTTGTCCGTGGAGCCCTTCTTCTCGGTCACCTGGCGGCCGGCCGCTGCGGTCTCACGCGGCACCTCGCCGTCGCCCTTGGGGGTGGTGTCGCCCTTCGGCGAGACCTCCGCGAGCTCGGCCACGTAGGCGTCGAACTCCGGGTCCTCCATGGCGGCCCAGCGCGCGGCGCGCTCCGGGGTGAAGAAGTCGTCCTTGAGGTGGCTGGCCACCTCGCGGACCTTGGCGACGCGCGACTCGCTGCGCGACGCCTGCTCGGCCTTGAGCTCCTGCTCGGCCTTGTAGTCGGCGAGGTCCTTCTCCGCCTTCTCGCGCGCCTGCTCGGCGGCGGACTTGGCAGCGGTCTCGAGGTCGAGCTTGTTCTCGAGCTCGGCCTTCTCGCTCTTCAGCGTCTCGACCTCGGTCTTCAGCGAAGCGGTCTCCCGCTGCACCTCCGAGGCGGCGACGGCGTACGCCTCGCCCTCCGTGAGCATCCGGGGAGCGGCGGCGGGAGCGGCCGGAGCCGGACCCTCTGCCGTCTCGCGGATGTAACCGGAGAGGTCGGCCGTCGGCTCCTGAGCCATGCCTTTCCTCCTTGGTCAACGACCCGGCTCAGATGCCGGTCGATGACCAGTACATCGGCAAGACCCCCGGGAAACCAAGCGACAACGCCCGTTCTCACCTGGCGTGTCGCGGCTTACCGCTCAGGAAAGGTGGGGGGACTACCGCGTCCCGGACCACTGGAGGATCTGGGCGACCATCTGCTCGACCTCCGGAGTGGTCAGGCCGGGCACTTCGAGCTCCGCCTTCTCGGCCTTCGCCGCAGCCTGCCGCTGCACCGACAGATCGGCGTTCGTCCACCCCGGCTTGGTCGGCGGGACGATGATCGCGGCGCCCTGGAAGATGGGGTTCACGAACCGTCGGGCGGACGAGTGCTCCTTCACGTGGACGCACGCCTTCTCGGTCTTGTTCTGCGCGTCGAGGTAGTCCATCGTCGCACCGCAGCCGTTCTCGCCGACGCAGGCGATCTCCCGGCTGACGCACTCCATGGAGTAGTACGCCTGGCGCTGCTCGGCGAAGTGCTCGACGGCGGCAGCCTCGCGCGGCGCCAGCCACTTCCACAGGACGGCGTCGGACACGACGTGCGGGCCGAGGCTCACAGCGGCGGCGGCCTCGCGGCTCACCATGCGTGCGTCGGTGAGCACGCCGACGACGCGGCGCTCGTCGTGCAGCCAGTTCAGCGGGCCGAGCGCGATCGACGGCATCCCGAACTCCAGGTCGCCCTGAGTCCAGAAGGCGCCGTTCTCGTTGGCCTTCTCCGCCTCCACGAGCCGGCCCGACAGGTGCAGCAGGAAGTCGTCAGCGGTCAGGCGCGAGGACGGTCCCTCCGCGACCTCGCGGGAGACCTCCAGCGGCACCGTGAGCGTCACCTTGCCCGTGTCGGGGTTCTCCAGCGCGAACGCCGGGAGGCTGGTGACGTGCGGCTCCGGCGCGCTGATCGGCCGGTCGAGCACGGCGGCGCGCGCGGCCTCGCGAGGGATGTGGGGCATGAGGCGGTCGCGCAGGCTGAGCAGGCTCTCGGTCATGACTTCTCCGGGGTCGCGTTGGGCTTCTTCGGGTTCGCTGCGTTGGCCGGCGGAGCGCCGCCACCTGCGGGTCGGCCGCCCTGCATCCCGTTGCTCTGCGAGGTGTCGCCAGCGTTCGGGTCGGCGCCGTTGAACGGGACCTGGGTCTTGAAGATGCCGTCGTAGCGCACAGCCTCCTTCGCCATACGCTGCGCCTCAACCTCCTGGTCGTAGCCGATGAACTCCAGGAACGACTCGCGCGACAGGTCGCGGCTGGCGCGGGCGCTGGTGATCATCGTGACGATGGAGTTGTCGGTGCCGAGCTCGATCTTCTGCGGCACGAACGCCAGGCTCGGGTCGCTCTTGAAGAAGCGGGAGTTCGTCGGCTCCTGCGTGACCGCGCGGACCAGGCGCTCCTCAATCGCGCGCTTGAGCATGTGGCGGCGCGACTCCAGCAGGCGCCCGATGAACCGACTGATGGTGAGGGTGTTCTCGTTGCGCTGGCCGGACGACGCGATCGACAGGGCGCCGAGCGCGCGGCCCATGAGCCGGCGGTCGATGGTGTCGTAACGCGCCTGGTCCAGGGTGTTGTCGAGCTTCGGGGTGATGATCTCGATCTCGAGGCGGTGGTCCGAGACGATGACCGGGAGCTTGGCCAGGACCTTGAAGCCCTCCTTGAGGTTGGAGAGCTCCTCGGGGTGCGCCGGCGTCTGGTCGTTGCCCTTCTTGATCAGCAGGATGTAGTTGGCCGCGCCGACGAGCATCGCGCGGTCGGCCTCCATCTGCTGCTGCTTGAGGTCGAGCCAGGAGAAGCAGCCCTTGAGCCGGATGTTCGGGAACGGCTGGTAGTCCTGCTTGGTGTAGGTGTGCCGCCACACGCGGGCGGGGTTGAGCTCGAGCAGGTTCTCGTGGTCGATGCCCATCTTGGCCATCCACGACTTCTCGTCGATGGTGGGCTCGTAGCGGCCGATGAACAGGTTGCTCATGATCGGGTCGAGCCGGAGCCCCTGGTCGACCTCGTCCCACGCCTCAGCCTCGGCCTTGGTCGCCTGCCAGGCGAAGCGGTCGTAGCCGAACGGCGTCGGGCCGACGGGCACGACCTTCGTGGAGTCCAGGATCGCCAGGCGCACCGGCATGTAGAGCTCGTAGACGCGGCGGCGCGGACGGCCCTTGCGCGCCTTGGACTTCTGGTCCGCGATGATCGCCTCCTGGGCGGCTTGCGTCGCCGGGTCGGCCATCGGGTCCAGGGTCACCGCGTCGGCGGGCACGTCGTCCTCGCTGGGCACCGTGGTGCCGCGCACGCGGAACGTGCGGTAGCCCCACCACTCGGCGACGTACATCTGCGAGCAGGTGTAGAGCTCGCGGTGCGCCTTGCGCGAGAACTCGTCGAGGTTCCACAGCGCCGCGATCTGGTTGAAGATGTCGGCGTCGTCCTCGTCCGGCCCCTCGAACTTCTGGCCGTCGAACATCATGGCCTCGGTAGTGTCCGCGACGCCGCCGATGATGTCGTCGTTCTCCACCGCGCTGCGCGCCGCGTGCATCTGCGCGTAGGGGTTGTCGGGCACGGCGTACTGCGTGCGGTTGAACATGCTCGACTTCTGGCCGACGGCGCGCTGGTTGTTCATCCACTGGGAGACCTGCGACGCGATCTCGCGGACCGACCCCAGCACCCGCTCCTCGGGGAGTCCGGACTGGTTGATCCACTCGAACGGCTCGCCATCGGGCAGCTCGGCCCGGCGTACGACGATCTCTCCTGCGGACATGCGTGACCTCTCAGGTCTGGTAGCCGGCGGCGTGGAGGTCCTGGCGCTGGACCTCGATGAGGCGGGATGCGGTCTTCTGCTGGCGCTCGAGCTCGGCGAGGTACTTGTCCACCTGCTGAGTCCTGAGCTTCATGTAGGTGCGGTCCTGGCCCTCGGTGCGGTGGAGCATGACCACGATCTCGGTGAGGCGCGCGGTGTAGGCCGCGCACTCCCGGAGCACCTGGTCCGGGTGCTTCACGTGAAACATCCGGATGGCGAGCATGATGGCGTCGAGCTCGTCCTCGACGGCCTTCTTGCTCCCGGGGTGGCCGTGGCCGAGCCGGGCGAAGCCGTGGGGGGTGAGAACGGCCGTTGTCGCCATCTCCTGGGCCTCGGAGCTGATCTCGCCGCACTGGTGGGAGTCCGGCCGGCCGGTGAAGTGCTTCCCGCAGGACTCGCAGAGGTGCTGCGCCACGGGGATGTGGGCAGGCCCGAAGTCGCTCTGCCTGGTGCCCGGCTGGACGGTCGCTGTGACTCCCACGGTGTACTCCTCGGCTGAAGTTAGGTCCGAACGAACCTCGAATAGCCGATGTTAGGCCCGGATCAGGCTCCCATAAAGACGTCGAGCACGGGTCCGGGGCGCTTCGGCTTGCTCAGGACCTTCTCGATCGCCTCGAGCCCCTTGGCCGCCGCGAACATGCGCGCCGCGTCCAGGGTGTGGCAGGAGCCGCCGGTGTAGGTCTTCCTGGCCCCGTCCTGGCTCGCTGTGTCCTTCAGCGTGACCACGGCCTGCCCCTGCCACTCGGTGAGCAGTTCGACGTCGTACGGGAGCTCCAGGGCGCTCGTGTCGACGTACTTGCGCAGCTCGTCGGTGGCCCAGACGATGACGTTCTTCTCGATGACCAGGTCCTCGGGCTTCTCCTTGCCCGTCGGCTCGCGGTCGTCGAAGGCCACCGCCTTCTTCTCGCTGAAGCCGTAGCCGGCGATCCGGTCGCCGATGTCGTGGTGCGCGGAGAGGAGCTGCCACAGCGGCAGGCCGTTGCCGGTCTTGTCCATGCCGAACCGCCGCAGCCTCGGGCCGTAGTAGCGGAAGAGCTCAAGGATGACGTCGACCTGGTCCTGGACGCTGATGCGCTGGAGCTGCACGCGGGTGAGCAGGCGGTGCAGGTCAGGCTTGCCCCGGCGCGCGACGACGCCGAAGATCAGGATCTCGGTCGGGTCGTTGGTGAAGCCGATGTCGGCGCCGCCCCAGAACGAGGTGTACTGCTCGGCGAGGTGGCTGCCCGGCGGGTGGATGAACGACTCGATCGGGAGCCCGCTCTTGCGGTGGAGCTCGTCGTTGATCTTCTCGCGGTAGTAGACGTCCTGGTTGTACTCCGTCGCCCACGACGACTCGCTCATCCGGACGCAGGCCATCAGGCGCGCGAGCACGAAGAGCGGGTTGTGCGCGTCGCCGTGCTCGCCGAAGATGTTGCGCCGGTAGTCGACGTGGTCCTCGGTGCCGCCGTAGATCGCGATCTTGCTCTTGCGCTCGGAGTCGTTCCACGACGGACGGTGCGCGGCGATGTAGCGGTGCACATAGAACGGGAGATCGGGGTTCTCGCCCATCGTCAGGCGGTAGTAGAAGTCGCGCACTCCTCGGGAGACTCCGTGGATGCGCCACTGCGCTCCCGGGCTCGCGGACTTCATCGTCTCGATCAGCTCGGTGTAGCCCTGATCGGGGTAGTCCTGTCCCTCGTCGTGCTCGATCACCAGCGGGTGGACGCCCTTGACGCCGCGCCCGTCGCGGTTGGGCAGGCGGGCGAAGATCCGGCTGCCATTGATGAAGGTGCACTGGAACTGCGGCTGGTGGTTGATGCCGCCGCCCTTGGTCGGCGGGCGCATCTCACGGCCGAGCCGGGTGTAGAGCAGCAGGTTCTCGACCTTGTCGGTGATCAGCCGGAGGTGGTTGAGCTCGGGCGCGGTGATCAGCATCTCCGCCTGCGGGTGCACGAGCGGGAAAGCGTACGCGCGCATGACGATGCCGACGCTCTTGCCGAGACCTCGGCCCATCTGGTCGATCTGGAAGGTCTCCTTGCAGTGGTACAGCGGCCACTGGAAGTCCCAGACCCGGTAGACCCGGTCCTCGTTCTCCTCGTCGGTCCACGTGAGCTCGGCGAGGTCGATGCCGGTCTCGTCCTCCATCAGGGCGGCGAGGTACATCTCCTCCTCGGTGAGCTGGGAGATCGCGCTCATCCGCGTCGCGCTTTCTGCAGCTCCTTGTAGGCCGCGATGGAGTAGTTGGGCTTGCGCGCGAAGACCGTTGCGATGGCCTCGACCACGACCATCTCGCGGTACTCCATGAAGTAGCCGGGGTGCACCCCGCCGGCTCGCGCGATCTGCTCCAGGCGATGGCGGTCGAGCTTCATCTCGCCGCTGATCAGACGCAGGAGCGTCGGGTGGTTCATCTTCGCCTTGAGCGCGAAGGCCCGCAGCGACGGCGACTTCGCGATCAGATCCTTGACGGCCACGGCGAACGGGTCCGTCGAGTACTGCGGCGTGATCATGTCCCACAGCTCGTCTAGCGAGCCTTCGATGATCTTGGGTCGTCGGCCGATCCGGGCCTTGCCGTGGATGCGCTCCTCCTCGGCCCTGGTCTCGCGGAAGATGTCGCCGAGGATCTGGTGCATCACGTGCGGCGCGCGGTCGAACAGCGCGATCCACTCCTCGACGCCGCGCATCTTGAACTGGCTCTTGGCGTTCTGCAGATCAGCCGGCGTGCCCTTCTCGAACCTGTTCTCGCTGGGCCAGTACTGCGTGCCCTCGGGGCTCGTGCGTGGCCACTCGATCCGTGACGAGATGTCGGAGTACGGCAGGTGCGGGAAGGCGAACGTCGGCTCGTCGCTCACAACGACCCCACCCAGTACTTCTGGCCGTCGGGCCTGTTGCGGAAGTGCTCGTCGATGGCGTCGTAGCGGGGGATGGCGACGGATCTGATCCAGTCGACGATGTCCTCGTCCGACTCGATCCCGACCTTGCTGCGCTCGAGCTCGTTGCTGCGGTCGTACGCGCCGATGATCGCCTTGAGCTCGTTGAACAGGACCAGCGCGAGGTCGAGTTGGCGCTCTCGATGGATGCCGAACATCTTGGCCCGGCGCTTCAGGTCGACGAGGTAGGCGCCGACGGACTCGGCTTTCTCCTTGTCGCGCGCGGTCTTCGTGAGGCCGAGGTCGTTCTTGATCTGGGAGATCAGCGGGCTGGTCTCCTTGAGGTTCTTGCGGAGCTGCTCCTCGTCGCCACCGGAGATCGCGTCGCCGTCGTAGTCCTTGCCGCTGGACAGCCACGTCATCCAGCGGAACGACAGGAGCTCGAGGAAGAGCAGGCGGTCGAGGTCGGACAGGTCGGCGGTCTCGGTGAAGGCGTTCTCCGCCATGTACTTGTCGCGGCGGGTTTCGTAGAACCTCTGCTCGCCGGCGCCCTGGACCTCGATGTGCTCGCCCGTGACGGTGTCGACGGGCTGCAGCACCAGAGGCCCCGTCGGTGTCGTCACGAGCGGGAGCGTACGGCATGGTCCAGGTCTCGTACCAGGCAACACGCCTATCCGAGGACGGGCGTTCTCACCTCAAGATCGCGTGGACGTCCATGAGGTCGCTCGGCCGCCACAGGTAGGACTCCACCCCTGGCACCTGGCGTACGGCGTCCAGCCACTCCTGCTGGCCAGGCCCGAGCTTGCCGGTCTCGCGCTTCAGCTCGGCGAAGATGAGCCGGTCGTCGCGCACGAGCACGAGGTCGGGGAAACCGGCGCGGACGTTCTGGACGTAGCGCGAGCCGTTGCGGCCGACCACCGGGCGGTTCTCCGGCGCGTGGTACGAGCGCCAGCCCAGTAGGGTCGCCAAGTCCATCACCGTGCTCTGCCATTCGGCCTCGGTGATCGACCGGAGCTGGACCTCCTGCGGCGTCAGGCGTCTGCTCACAAGGTCTTCCGCAGGCTCGGCCACAACCCCGGCTCCCGGCCCCATTGGAACTCCCAGAGGAGCCCGCAGCGAGTGCATCGGTAGTCGGAGGTGAACGCCTCGGTGAGCGCTTCCCACGAATGCCAATGGAGTTTCACTCCAGGCTGGCCAGGTGCGCGCGGTAGCCCTCGATGACGGCCTTGGGCGTGCGCCCAGAGGGCTTTACCTTGTACCCGTTCTCACGGCCCCACCGTCGTGCAGCCGTGATGTCGATGCCCGCCTCGCTGGTGTCGACCTCGGGTGCGTCCTCGACCTCGACCGCGTCCTCGACCTCGGGTGCGATGCCGAGGACGCGGTCGGCCACCTCGTCCAGGCCCCCGACCACGATAAGGGTGCGACCGTTGGTGAGGTGCAGGACCGTCTCGTTGTCGGCCTGGGCGACGACAGCGACGACGTGTGCAGGGTCGACCCACGCCTTCCAGTAGCCGTCGACCTGGACGAACTGGAGCAGGCAGCGCTGGCTCATACGATCAGCCCGCTCTTCGCCTGACGAGCCGAGGTCAGCAGGCCGTTGCCGATGACCTCCGCGACCTCCGGGGTCAGCGGGAAGCCGAAGTCCCCGTTGACGCTGGACATCAGCAGCAGGACAGCCGGTGTGCCGTCGGCGTTCGTGCCGGCGACCACCTGGGCCTTCACCGGAGCCTTGGCCATCAGCTCCGGGAGTCGCAACGCCTGGACGGCCTGCTCGAGCTGCTTCGCCTTGAGTGCTGCGTCCTCACCGATCGTTCCCATTAGCCCGTGTGCTCCTTCGCCTCGGTCAACATTCTGATCAACTCGTCACGATCGTGCGGCTCGAGGATCATTCCCCAAACCCCTTTGCCCTTCAGCGCGACGCGCGTCACAGGCTTGCCGTTCTCGTCGTTCCACGCCTTCACCGCGATCACGCCGTTCTCAGCGTGCTGGTCGTAGACGCTCATTCTGCGAGCTCCATCATCTTCTTCTGGAGGACCTCGAACGAGCCCTCGACCTGACCCATCAGTTCCCGGTACGTCCGCACGCGGTCGCGCAGGAGTCCGTAGCGGTTGAAGAACTCCAGCCGCGTCTCCCCCGTCATCATCCTCATGTCGAAGCTCTGGATGTCGGTGAAGAGGTTGGTGACCTGCTGCACGAAGACCTCGAGATCGTCGGCGCGCTGCACGGGAGCGTGGCGATCGACGACGGGCTGCGGAGCGCCGAACGACTGCTGCGACACATCGACGATCTTGGCCTTGACTCCCACGTTCCCTCCCTTCAGGTGAACGGCGTGCTTGGCGATCTCCATCTGAAGATCGGAGAGCGCTCTCTGGTCCTCGGTGACGAGGTCGTACGTCGCGCTGCTCATCCAGCAGACGACCTCGAAGTTCTGCGGACCCGACAGCGAGCCGAGCATCTCCGGCGGGCCGAGCGTCACCTCGCCACGCAGGAGCTCGAGGTTGTGGACCGGGTCCTTCTTCGTGCGGACGATCAGCGCGTTGGCGAAGAAGTTCTGCTTGAACTTCGGGCGCGGGCGCGCGGCTGGCGGCGCCGTGCGGTTCGGCTTCGGCCCGACCGGCGGGACGACGGCTGCTGCGACGGCGCGGTTGACGGTGGGGCGCCGGGTCATCCGACGATCACGATGGAGCGCGAGACCTTCCGGTCGCGCGTGATGACCCGGTCGCGCTCCAGGACGTTCAGGACGTACTGCACCGAGCTCATCGAGTAGTTGGTCAGCGCGGAGAGCTCGCGGATGGTGGGCGCGTAGCCCTTCTCGTCCTTGAACTTGGCGATAGCGGCGAGGATGATCTCGCGGCTGGTCTGCTGGGTCTTGGTCATGGGCCGATCTTGGCACGCCTAGTACAGGAGTGCAAGTACCTATGTGCCATACCCGCAGTTCGTCCCGTTCCACGGCCTCGCGGCGTACGCCCGGTCGCGGTACGAGGTCATGTGATGGGCGAAGACCTGCACCTGCACGGCCGGCGGGGCGTGCATCGCCCGGGAGTACTGCTGGCCGACGCCTGCGCGCGCGGTGTGGCCGCGCCAGGTCGGGTTGGTCCACTGGGCGAAGCCGGACGCCGTGGAAGGCAGCGGGCCTCGGTACTCCGCTCGCCACAGGCCCGCGTCCCACGACTCGTGCCGCGCGACGCAGTAGGCGAAGTCCCGGACCCACGCGGGGTACGGAGCCCACAGCGCGTTCCACGACTTCGGGCTCGAGGGCTTGGGCGCAGGCTTGGGAGCCACCGGCTTGACGGGCGGCTTGACGACCGGCTTGGCCACCGGCTTCTTCACGGTGACGACAACGTGCGTTCTCGGCTCCGACCGCGAGGCGCGGATCTGCGTCAGCTCGCGGCGGCCATCACCCTCCCCGACCACAGTCGGTGCCGCGTCGCGGACCGGCGCAGCGATCGTGGCCGGGGAGGGGACGGGGTGCTGCGCCGGTCCGAGGAGCAGCAGGATCGCCGCTGCCGCCAGGATCGGCGCGACACGCCTAATCGGACTGGTCTCCGCTCGTCGCGGGGACCTCGTCGG